TTGTGCAGATTAAATTCAAAGGCGAAACAAAGAATAAAAATGGTGGAATTTCGGTTCAGTTCCCTATTTTTGAAATCGTAAGAGATGACAAATCTGAACCTTCTTATAATTAACAATTCGCTAAATATTCCCAATTCAAACAGAGAACATACAAATGTAACATATTAACAGTACAAAAGGAGGCAATGTATTTTATTACGAAAAATGACATTTGGAATGGTTGTTGTTGTGGCTCTTGTAACTTCTGTTCCAACAGCACAAGCAGAGGTTTGTAACGAAAAACCCTGCATAACAGTTACACCCTGTCTTACGGCAGGGTTCAGTAATCAATTAAACTTGTTATCTCAATCAAAGGAGAAAATTAAGTACAAGAAAAAATATGCAAAAGGTACATATGTGAACATTCGAGAGCAGCCAAGCAAGAACTCAGAAGTTATCAAACAAGTTTCGTTTAATGAAAAAGTTATTATCATTGAAAATAAACTTACGAATGATGTTTGGTATACTGTCGATCTTGATAACAAAATTGGTTATATCCATAAGGACTATGTATCTGATAAACCAATCAATTACAGGATCTACAACGTTCCATGTGTTAAGAATAAGACTTGGATGCCATACACAGCAATTACCAGTAGAGGGAGTAAACAGTATAAGTTACAACAGAAAGCATATACAAGCGATTATGGTATTCGAATGGTAAATGGAAGATATTGTGTGGCTCTTGGTTCACATTTTGGATGTGAAATTGGACAGTATTTTGATTTGATATTGGCAAATGGCGAAGTAATTCCTTGTATTATGGCTGATCAGAAGGCAAATAAACACACCGATTCTGCGAATATCATCACAACATCTACAAATTGTCTTAGTGAATTTATTGTAGACAGGAATGCTTTGAATCGTAATGCGAAACGTGATGGTGATATTTCTTCTTGCTGTCCAGAATGGGAATCGACTGTAAAGCAAATTAAAGTATATGAAAAGGTGATCTAATGTTTATTAGTGGGGGTTTGTTTTAGAGAGGTGAAAAAGGAAATGGAAAGAACATATAAATTAGATTTACAAAGTATCAATGATGCAAAAGATTTTGTAGTGGCTATAAACAAATTAGATAGCGAAGTTGACGCAAGGTACGGTGTACGTGTTGTCGATGCAAAATCTATGTTTGGCTTGTTAAATATGTCTCATTGCAAGCCGTTAGAAACAACTATTTATTCTAATGATGAAAATGAGATTAATAAATTTGCTGAAATTTGTAAGAAATATGAGGTAAAAAAGAATGACTAATTATTCACAGGTATTAGAGTTAGATGAAATTACATTAGAAGATTGCATGAATTTATTCAAATATGGCAAAACAACACTAATTGAAGATGGTAGAATTACAAATATCTTGGAAGAAGGTGATTGATTATACTCTGTTTAATTGGCAAAAGTGCAAGTGGTAAAACATTTGTACGAGATAAATTAGTAAAAGAACATAGTTATAAAAGTCTGGTGACATTTACATCTCGACCACCACGAAAAGGTGAGAAACAAGATATTACATATCATTTTATTTCCCAAGAAGATTTTGAACAGAAAATTGAAGATGGATTCTTTGCAGAATGGAAGAAATATGATACTGAGCAAGGTGTTTGGTATTATGGCACTGCATTGACGGATTGTTATGACGCAGACGATGATACCGTAGCGATTCTTACGCCTGATGGTGTGAGAGATTTGCAAGCAATAGAGATCCCCATGGTTGTCATCTACTTATATAGTAATTTAAACACGATTAAACAGAGATTGTCTATCCGTGGCGATAATCCAAAAGAGGTCGAAAGACGTATAGAAGCTGATGTTAAAGATTTTAGTGGTGCTGAAATGTTGGCTGATAGAATTGTATATAACAACTTATCCGATGATATTGAGGATGTTATCAGTAATGTTGACTATTGGTATAAAAAAATTTTAAAGGAGAAAGCTGATGAGTAATAAATTAACTATTTACTTGGCTGGACGTATGGGTGGTCTTACAAAAACTGAATATAACACATGGCGAGAAGTTTTAAGGAAGGAACTTGAAATAGCAGCAGAATGTTGTAACTCAATAATTCAAGTCATCAATCCTGCTGATTACTTTGACTTTGATAACATAGAAGGGCACACAGATAAGGAAATTATGCAGTTTGATCTTAACATGGTACATCAAAGCGATATTGTGATTGCAAACATCAATGGTATCAATGAAAGTATCGGAACAGCAATCGAAGTTTACGAAGCAAATAGATTAAATATCCCTGTTATTGCATATGCAAACGTGCCAGAAATATTAGAACACAAAAGAAATAGTGCTATTTTTGACAAGACTCATCCTTGGATCAAGGAATGTTTGGCAACGAATCTAATGTTTCATGCGGATGATGTTGTACAGTATGTGAAGGATTTCTACATGGTTAGATATTAGGAAGGAAGTGATTAAGATATATACAGGATATATGAGTTGTCGAAGTCTTGCTGATGCGTTGTATGATAAAGATAATTTTGTGACGGTTCAGATTGGAGACAGAGAATATTATATTAGAACAGTTAAGCAGAAACGAACACATGCAAATTTAGATGATTCAGTTATGCATACAGTTCTAGTTTGTGAAGAATGATAGGAGGTAAAATTATTGAAGGTTGTAAAACGTGACTGTTCAGAAGTTGATTTTGATAAATCTAAAATCTCAACTGCAATTCTTAAAGCAATGAAAAACGGTTCAGGTATTGTAAAGCCAAAGATTGCTGAAGACATTGCAAATGAGATTGAAAAAGAGTGTAAGAACAAGGATGAAGTAAGTATCTCTGACATTGAATCAATGGTTTACGATAAATTGATTACGAAGAAGCAGAGACTTACCGCAAAAGCATATGAAGGATATAGAAGTATTCGTGAGTTCCAAAGAGAAAACGAAAATACAACAGATTCTGAGATTCATAATCTTGTAGAAGATAAAGACGAATATTGGAAGGATGAAAATGCAAACAAAAATCCAACATTAAATCCTACCAAAAGAGATTATATTGCTGGATCTGTTAGCACAGATATGACAAAAAGATATTTATTATCTCCTGAAATAATTCAAGCTCATAATGAAGGACTAATTCATTTTCATGATGCTGATTATTTCTTGCAGCATATGCATAACTGTGGGTTGGTCAACCTGGAAGACATGCTTCAGAACAATACAGTAATTAGTGAAGTGTTAATTGAAACACCTCATGCGTTTTCTACAGCATGTAATATTGCAACACAAGGAATTGCTCAAATTGCAAGCAATCAATATGGTGGACAGAGTATTTCGTTAGCACATTTAGCACCATTTGTTGATGTAAGTAGAAAATCAATCAGAAAAAAGGTAACAGAAGAATTATATGATAATGGATTGATTAGTGAGTACAATGAAGACCTTGCAGAAGTCGTTAATATAACAAATAAACGATTAAAAGAAGAAATAGAAAAAGGTGTTCAGACAATCCAGTATCAGTTGGTCACACTTATGACAACAAATGGACAAGCACCTTTTATCACAATTTTTATGTATCTGAATGAAGCAAAGAACGAACGTGAAAAAGCTGACTTAGCAATGTTAATTGAAGAAATGCTTCACCAGAGAATTCAAGGTGTGAAAAATGAAAAGGGTGTTTATATCGCACCTGCATTTCCTAAACTCATCTATGTATTAGAGGAAGATAATATTACAGAAGATTCAAAATATTGGTATCTTACAGAATTAGCGGCTGAATGTACATCTAAGAGACTTGTCCCTGATTACATATCCGAAAAAATGATGCTTGAATTAAAGGGTGATGTCTATACATGTATGGGCTGCCGAAGTTTTCTGACCGTTGACAGATTTACAGATAAAGTAGGGAACATTGCAAACGCAAAGAATTTTAATCCAAGTAAACACAAATATTATGGACGATTTAATCAAGGTGTCGTAACAATTTCTCTTCCAGATATTGCCTTCTCATCTGACGGAGATTTTGATAAGTTTTGGGAAATCTTTGAAGAAAGAACTGAGTTATGTCATAAAGCACTTAGGGCAAGACACGAAAGATTACTTGGTACATCTTCTGATGTAGCACCTATCTTATGGCAGCATGGAGCATATGCTAGATTAAAGAAACATGAAAAAATTGACAGACTTCTTTATGATGGATATTCAACAATTTCGCTTGGTTATGCTGGTTTATATGAATGTGTAAAATTTATGACTGGTCATTCTAATTCTGATGAAGGTATTGGTGAAGAATTTGGATTAAAGGTTATGCAAGCGTTAAATGATAAATGTAATCAGTGGAAAGAAGCTGAAAACATTGACTATAGTTTGTACGGAACACCATTAGAGTCCACAACTTACAAATTTGCAAAGTGTCTAAAATCTCGCTTCGGTAGCGATATCTTTGAAAAATTAGATGGCTTTGATAGAAATTATATTACTAATTCATATCATATTCCTGTCTTCGAACATATCACGGCATTTGAAAAGTTAAGAATCGAATCAAAATTCCAGAAATTGAGTCCAGGAGGAGCAATCTCGTACATCGAAGTACCAAGTATGAGTCATAATATCCCTGCTATATTAGAAGTTATTAAGTTTATTTATAACAATATCATGTATGCAGAGATTAACACAAAGAGTTGTTATTGTGAGAAATGTGGCTTTGATGGCGATATTCCTCTTGTATCAGATGAAAACAATAGACTTAAATGGGAATGTCCTAGCTGTGGGAATACTGATAATACAACAATGGATATAGCATTCAGAGTTTGTGGTTATATTGGTACTGCAAAAAATGGTGGTAATCAAGGTAGATATGGTGACATTCATGATCGTGTTTATCATTTGGACGACATGGAATATACGGAGGATTAAATATGAGATATTCAAGTATGCGTAATCTTGATATTTCTAATGGAGAGGGAGTTGGAGTCTCCCTCTTCGTTCAAGGATGTGATAGGCATTGTTTCAATTGTTTCAATTCTGAAACATGGGATTTTAATGGTGGGAAAGAGTGGACAGAAGAAACAAAAAATAAATTTATGGAACTTATTGATAGACCATATATCAGACGTGTCTCGTTTCTTGGTGGAGAATGTTTAGCTGAACAGAACCTCGATGAAGTCTTGTCTCTAATTAAAGAAATCCGTATTTCTTTTCCTGAGAAATCTATTTGGTTATATACAGGATTTCAATGGAATTACATAATGAATTATCAACCTGTAGAAACAGATGATTTTGATTATATTGAAGAATCTTATAATGATAGATTAATGGAAAAACGCAAGCAGATAATTTCTTTGTGCAATGTCGTGGTTGATGGAGAATATATAGATGAGCAGAAAGATCTCACACTTGCTTATCGTGGCAGTAAGAATCAGCATGTTATTGATGTAAAACAGTCTCTCGCTCAGAACAAAATGGTTTTATATTGCGATTAAAGGAGGTAATACAAATATGGAAATGGAAGATTTATACAAATTAAAGAAAGGCGATAAAGTTCTTGTTAAATGTACTGTAGAAGCAGTATTTGTTCAAAGCGGAATGGTAATGGTTACAACAAGAGATTGCGACAATGGGTTCGATGCTTATGTTGATGAGATTAAAGGTGTTGTAAATGAATAGCATTATTGGATTTCTGTTATTTCTTCTTGGAATCATATTTGGCGCAATTATTGTATTTATAGCTATATATCCAATAATAAAAGATATGTTTAACTATATTCAAGATATGAACAAAATTTTCAAAGACAAGGAGAATAAATAAATGGAAATAAACGAATATCAAGAATTAGCAATGCGAACAAATCCACACAAGGCAACAGAAAGATTACTTGGGAATATGCTAACATGTGATATGAAATATCTACTACAGCAAAATTTAATCGCAGAAGATGAACGTCATATTGATTTTGGCGGCGTATTCAATTCTTGTCTTGGATTGTCTGGCGAAGTTGGCGAGTTTAACGATATGATTAAAAAGCATATATTTCACGAGAAAACACTTGATGAAACCCATGCAAAGAAAGAGTTAGGCGATATTATGTGGTATATTGCTATGATGTGTGAATCTTTTGGATGGGATATGAATGAAATTGCAGAAATGAACATTGACAAATTAAAGGCACGTTATCCAGAAGGATTTGATATTAAAAGAGCAAACAACAGAGATTCAAAAGATATATAAAGGAGAACAAAATAAATGGAGAAAATTAAGATTAAATATTTTGACAAGGATATTGAGAAACTTACATACATTGGTGGTGGTAAATCTAACTGGATTGACCTTCGTTCAGCCGAAACTGTCCACCTGAAGAAAGGTGAATTTCGTCTGATCCCATTAGGAGTTGGAATGAAACTACCAGACGGATATGAAGCAAATATTGTGCCTCGTAGCAGTACATATAAGAATTTCAAGATCTTACAGACGAATTGTTTCGCTGTCATTGATAATTCATATTCGGGAGATGCAGATGAATGGAAACTTCCTGTAATTGCTATGGAAGACACAGTAATTAATAAGAATGATAGAATCTGCCAATTCCGTATCAATAAAATTCAGCCAGAGATTGAGTTTGAGGAAGTGGAACACTTGGACGAAACAAACAGAGGTGGTTTTGGTTCTACAGGACGAAAGTAAAGAGGTGATATACATAAAACAGGCGGTTGAAATTAAAGATAAAATAAATCTTACGATTCCAGAAGCATCTACATACTCTAATATTGGAGAAACAACAATTAGAAAATTGCTTTCCGAAAAAGCATGTCCCTTCCTATTAAAAGTAGGAAACAAACATCTAGTAAAAAGGGTTGAATTTGAGAAATATTTAGCTGGAAAGCATTTTATTTAATTTGGTAAAAAGAACTTTTGTGTGATATAATACAGTCATGCAAAAGTTCTTTGCCATATACAAGGAGGAAATACGATTGGGCAAAGATCTTAAAGGAAAAGAATTGGGACAAGGAATAATACAGAAAAAGAATGGGAGGTATGAAGCAAGATATATAGATAGATTTGGTAAAAGGGTATCAATTTCAGGCAGAGATCTAAAAGATGTTAAAAAGAGATATAATGAAGCGATTTACGAAAATGACAAGCAAATAAACGTAAAAGACAATATAACACTTGACGAATGGTATAAGAAATGGATGAACGTTTACAAGTTTGATATTATTCGTGAAAACACAAAAAGACATTATAATAATGTATATTATAAGCATATATCTCCGAGTCTTGGGAATTTTCAATTAGGAAGTATTACTCAATGTCAAATCAAACAACTTATCAAAGAATTAAAGAGTAGTGGGTATCAATACGAAACGTGCAACAAGGTAAAAATTCTTCTTGTTGATATTTTTAACAAAGCTATGATTAACGAATATGTGCGAAAGAATCCAGCAAAAGGAATATCATTAAAAAGAGACGAAGAAAAAAGTGTAAGGGTTTTGTCACAGGATGAACAAACGGTATTCTTTGATTGTTGTAAGGGAACATTTTATGACAATCTGTTTGTTACGGCAGTATCAACAGGAATGAGGATTGGAGAACTTGCTGCTTTAAGATGGACAGATGTTGACTGGGATAGTAGAGTAATTCATATAACTAGAACTCTCGTATATCAGAAATATGAAAGCGACAGTCAAAAGGAATATCATTTTGAAAAGCCAAAGACAAGAACTAGCTTAAGAGATATACCAATCAACAGGCAGTGCGAAATAGCATTAAAGAAACAATTTGTTCAAAAGTCTGTTGTTGCTGCTAAACAACCCATTACAAAGAAAATTGACGATAAATATGCTGATTTGTTATTTACATCAAAATTCAACACACCATTAAATTCGCAAGTTGTGTGTCAAGCAATTAACAAAATTATAGAAGAGGTAAATCTTACAAAAGATTATCTGGATGAAATAGAACCATTCTCTGCACATTGTTTTAGACACACATTTGCGACACGTTGTTTTGAAGCTGGTATTGCACCAAAAACAGTTCAGGCATATCTAGGACACGCATCTCTGCAAATGACAATGGATTTGTATACATCAGTTATGCCAAAACAGATGGAGACAGAGATGGATAAAGTATCTAGGGAGCTTGATCGAATTTCAGGATATGGTGATGAATTAGCAGAAAAACAGTTCGAAAATATGTCTTCAAATAACAAAATTGTTTCTTTCCGTGGAGATTCAATGGTGGTATAATTGGTACTTGTGGAGACAAATCTTGCAAAAATGGCTTAAAATCAGCATTTGTAACATTATTTTTTTGACTTTATGAGTATCTTATTACGTTTACCAGCAGACACCGTATGAGTTTATCAATACCGATGAAATCATTGGGAAATAGCGGTATTTAAAGGGCTTGACAATAATTTCAAAAATCGAGAAAACCAAGATAAGTTGGTATATTTTCGTATAAAGTGATATAGTTTTATATATCAATGGAGACAAAATGGAGATTCCTGAAAAATCAAATGGAGACAAAATAATATAACAGTTTTGCCGCAAAGAACTTTTGCAAAATCGTAAAAAATAGGGGCATGTAGAATTCATCTACTTGTCCCTAAATTATTTTTACATCCTATTACAACATCTGTCCGTTCCATTTCCGACTATTCTCTGTGTCATATTCATCATGAATCCGAACTAGAGTATCATTGTGGCTTAATTCTTCATAAGCGTCTTCCTGAGTTTCATATAAGCGTTTTAAAGGTAGCCTAGTACCACTACCGTCTA